CCTCCACTAGATACATAGGTGTTTTTCCGGAAGGAAAAACGGCTTTTGGGAATGTCTCGATTTTTGTCATTCTATAAAACTGGGCTCTTGAAACGCCCAGCAGTCTTTTTGCATCCTTCGGGTAAACCATTATCTTCTCTAAGCTAATCATAACGTTTCCTCATGAATCTAATCAACTCAATTTTATAAAAATTTAAACAATACGGTCAGCTTAAATAATCAAAATATTCTACGCGTCTCTTGGTGTCTCTTACTATTTAGGGTCAGCTCATTTTCATTTTTATTGAATTTCCCAGCATTAAAAGAGTGTTTTACAGTGGCTGTTAATGCGCACCAATCGCACAAATTGGGTTTACCCGAGCTTACAGGGGTTCTTGAACGCCGCGACACGGCGTTAGATGTGGATTACCGTCACGGGGTTAATAGTGAGGTCTGAAATGGAAGAAAACGCTAACTTAGGTGGTGTTGATTCTGGGGCTAATCAAGCAGAAATAATGCTCAATCAGCAACAGGTTAATGACATCTTGAAAAGGGAAAAAGCTGCGGCATTTGATAAAGGTCGTCGTGAGTTGCAGGAAGAGTACGCGCGGAATATGCAGACTATGCAGACTTCTCAACCGTCTCCTCAGGTCAATATGGAACAGCTCTATGAGTAGGCAGTACTTTAGCTTGCATGCCAGGCATAATAGCTTGGTTAATATTTCTATCCTGAGTAGCATTAACTTGCAATGCAGGAGAAATACTTACAGTTACTTGAGATCCACCTGTAGACGCAGCATCCGCAGTGATTTGAACCTGCACAGGGTTAGCCGAAGGCTTATAACCAAACCAAGTCAAATAGCGCATGTTCTGGAAGCCAGAAACGCCATCTAAAAATCCTAGCTTGTCATACTGTTTAATTGAATCAGGATCTGAAGCTGCACTTGTGCCGCTGAAAGTAATCGCTGTGACAGCAAGAGTATCAAATAGATAATTTAGTTGACGTAAGTACATTAACTTTTTTCATTGGGGATATTCGTTACTCAATGCAAAACGTTAGTCGGGATTTATATTTTGGAAGTTCAAGGGCGAATAATATTGAGAGCTTGCCGCTAACATTCCATTTTGAAAGGAGTTTTGAAGGCGGAAAGATATTTTTATATTTTTATCCTGAACAAGCGTACCGAATGGAATTAAGCGGCCTTTTTAGATTAAATGAAATAACTGCTAATCAAGATTTACAGTTAACCTTAGACCGCTTCTATATCAATTATCTTAAGTACGACACCGCGGCTCGTATCTGCATGGAATACAACTATGAGATACCCGCGAATGTTAGCAAGATGCTGCTTAAGTATGAACAAAAGATCGCGGCAATCTCAGCACCTTTAGATTTATCAACTAAAATCGTTAGCGTTTTCAATAGTTATAGTGCCATAAATTATGCCGCCGCAAATATTGGCAAAGGATGGACAGTCGGCTACTCGGGGGTATGGTAAATGAGACAAACCCCTAACTCCGAACAAGTTCCTGTAAACATCGTTGGATCAAGCGTTTTTGGTCGATATCATAAAATATCCAGTGAAAAGACTTACAACATGTTCGAGTCAGATGGGTGGATGGTTAATTTTGCTGGATGGAAAAGGGCTTTAGAATTACTGCCAACTGGAGAAGGTCGTGGCGGATTTATCAGTATTCGTGGTAATTTTATTGTTGCTGTTGTAAATAGCGCTGTTTATAGAATAAATAGTAATCTCTCGACCATATTAATTGGAAATTTAGCTACATTTACCGGAGAAGTTTACATTGATGAAAATCTGGCAAATCAAGTTTGCGTTGTGGATGGTGTTAACGCTTATATTTACAATCATTCTCTACCGCCAAGCCTAACCATTCAGATCCTAAACATTAATCTAATTCCGGGGTATGTGACATATCATAATTCTTATTTTTTGTTCGGTAACGCCAATATTACCAATGCGGGTTCTAATTGGTATGTCTATCTGGTAGATACAGATACGACAATAGTTGAAGTGACAAACGGCGCAATACCTTTACAAACAAAGCCTGATTATGCGATAGCGATCAAAAGAATTCCTTCCCAGTCTGCCAATATATTGGTATTTGGAACCTCTGTATGTGAAATTTGGCAAAATATAACAGGGCCCCAGCTATATAGACGTAATGAGTCGGTTAATATCGATTATGGATGCTTAAGCAAAACAACCATTGCTTCCTCAGATCAATATGTAGTATGGCTTGGCATTAATGAAAGTAATGCGCCAGCCATTATTGTGTTTTCCAATCAAGGCGCTGAGCAGATTTCTACGGATGGCATTAATTACGTTTTAAGTAATTTGGTAGAGCCAGCTAACTCAACTGCTATGATTTACAGGCAAGATGGGCACCTGTTTTACCAGATCACCTTCTTTAATGAGGCTGACAATTTAACCTTGGTTTATGACTTTAATACCAAGAAATTTTACAACCTATGTGATACAAATGAAAACTATCACCCCGCAATTGATGTAATAAGATTTAATCAAAAGTCTTATTTTCTTTCAAAACGAAATGCATCGCTTTACGAGATAAGCACTAACCTCACTTCTTATGATGAAAATATTAATGGTGAAGACCCTGACTTAATCGGCCAAATCCCAAGAATCAGAATATGTAAATCAATTAGACATCCAGACGCCTCACATTTTAGAGCAAACGCTTTGTACATGATGATAGAGCAAGGTTATGACCAAGATTACGTAGAGCTCGATGATTTAAATCCTAACCTACATTACGTACCGAGAGTTGACCTATGTTTATCTGGAGATGGTGGTGTGACATTTGGAAATTATGTCAGCCGATATATGAATCCACTTGGGAAGCGTCAGAACATGATGACGTACGAGAAGATGGGAGCTTACAACGATTTAACGATGAAATTTAAGTTTCAGGGATTCAGCCACTGGTGTGTGAATGATGCTTTTTGTGAGGTGTATTGATGGATATCCCAACATACCTCATTAATCAAGGTCAACCTCAGTTTATGGAAGCTCTGACGCAAACGCTTAGAGAAGGCGTTAGCGATAACGGTTTTGTTATTCCTTCTTTAACAACGGCAAAGATTGCTGAGGTCGCGCCAGAAATGCCAGTCGGAACCATTTGGTTCAATACGAATTTAAAGAAACTACAAGTTCTGACCGACCTAACTGGGCCCGTCATTGAAACAATTACAAGCGTGTGAGGTGAATTGATGGATCCAGTAACAATGAGTCTATTAGGGGGTGCTGGAGCTGGGGCATTAAGCAGCATGTTTAATAGACAAAAAAACCCAGCTAGAGCGGGTCGCCCCTACATGGATAAAATTCCTGGCATTGGTGAGCAATACTACTCGCCTTATGTAAATCGTGGAGAACAAGCGAACCAACAGGCTGGAGATATTTACTCCCAATTATCGGCCGACCCACAAGCCTTTCTTCAACAGATTATGCAGGGCTATAAGCCAACGGAAGGTTACAAGTATCAGTCCAAAATGGCACAGGATGCAGCGCATAATGCTGCTGCTGCTGGCGGATATGTAGGTGGAGAGTTTGACCAAAGAAACCGGGCAGACCTTGCAAACACCTTTGCTAGCCAAGATATGCAGCAATACATCAATAACATATTACAAATGCAAGGTACGGGCCTAGCAGGACTGCAAAACCAAGGGCAAATGGGATTCCAAGCCTCTGGCGGTTTAGCAGATTACTTAGGTAACGCCTACGGAAATAGAGCGCAATTTGAGACTGGCGGTAAACAGTTCCAACAGCAGGGTAGAAACAATCTTGCCTCAGGTTTATTGGGTGCTGCTGGAACTATGGGGGGTGCTTATTTAGGTGGCCCGATGGGAGCCCAAATGGGTGGCCAATTAGGCTCAAGGCTAGGCGGTTCACAGGGTCAATATGGAATGGGGGGGCAGCAATTCTCCGACTTTGCTCGAAATCAGAATTGGGGGAGACAAGGATGGCGCTAAATCTACCCAACTGGAACTTTGGTGAAAACACCTTTAATCCATTTAAAGACTTAACCCAAGGCTTCCTGGAAGGCTTGAAGCAAAGGCGTGAACAAGAGCAGTTTAATCAAGACTATGAACGTCGTGGTCATGAAAACATGATTAAGGCTGCTGAAGCTATGAATGCGCCTCAGTTGAATCGCGGACAAGCTGAAAGAGCCGAACACGAGGGTCGACTCTTTAATGAAAAGGCCAACTTATATCCTGATGAAGCTAGAGCCTTAATGAATCAACAGAATGCGAGCGCTAGGAATTTGAGCGCATCAGCACACGGAGAAGAGCTTACAAATAAAAGAAGAGTTGAAATTGACAACTTAATTAATAGTTTACCTTCAGATAGCCCTCTTAAAAAACAAAGTATAACGGTTGCATTTGATAATCCAGCTATACCAGCAAATGATCGACTTGCTGCTCATAAAGAACAACGAGCAGAAATTAAAGCCGCTATTACAGCCGCAAAAGTTAAAGAAAGAATTGGCCAAATTAGAGAAATATTTAAAAGAAATCCAAAAATATCTGAAACTTTTACAAGAGCCATGTTGCCAGATGATCAAGGCGGTGGCATTGGAACTTGGGCTAAATTAAAACTAACAAATGATAAAGATCGCGCAGACGTGGAAATTCTTAGAAAGTTCTCATCAGACCTTGTTAGATTGGAAGCGGAAAGGGCCGAAACCTCAAATCGAGGATCAGATTATAGAACTCAATTAGTTGAGAAAGTCAAAGCAAACCCAGGGCTTTCCGATGTTGCGGCTTTTGCTGTTTTAGATACTTTAGAAAACGATGTTGAGGGATACGACGAGTACTTAAAGGCTCTAAAAGAAGGCGAAAGATTGGGGGTTGGCATTATCCATGACCGAAGGGAATATATTAAAAATACAAGAGATGACCAAGATGAAATAAACGCCATCCTACAAGAACTGAGAGGTGGCTAATGGCATTAACACCAGAAAGACGGTCCGAACTCATCCAAAAACTAAAAGCTAAAGGGGTGGATACTTCAGAGTTTGAGGTGCCAGCTCAAAGTGCACAACAAAGTAAACGCGGATTTCGTCCTGACCTGCTTAAGGAAGATATTTTAGGCCTTCCTGGAAGGGTTGGGGGTTTTGCTCTTGAAATAGCTAAAAGCTTGCCTGGTGATATTGCTGCGGCATCAAGAGAGCTTCCTAAATT